GTGAGCGAAGTAGTATCGTCTACAACTGAAGTTTGGCCGGTGCTAATCCCTGCCTTGGTGGGTGGAGTTTTAACGCTGGCGGGCAGCGTTATCGTCCCTGCTGTGGCGCACTACTTCAGCGTAAAAAGCGCGCACCAAGCGGAGCGGCGCCGTCGTTTTGAAGAGATGCTCGCGGCCGCGTACGAACACGAGCACTGGCTCGAATTGCAAAAGCTTGCAAAAGTTTTCGGAGAAGGCACGGTTACCGGACCGGCGCCTATCAACAAAGCGATGGCGATCGCTCTCTTACATTTCCGCGAACTCGTCGGACCCCTGAGAGCGCTTGATCTCGCCTCGACACAATATCAGGCTTGGATGTCGGAGGCTGGATTTCGCCGGCTGAACCTCCAGCTAGATAAAGTCAACGATGGTTTCCAGGTAGCTTACAGGAAATGGGGCGAGAGCTTCTCCGATTTCCAAGACGCGGTCACTAAGTTTTCGGAAGATAGAAACGGTAAGGTTTAACCTCCATTCCCCATTGGGGGTGGTACCGGTGTTCCCCCGTTGGGGGTTCATCCTCAATCTGAGGGCGGACGTACACCGTTGGTGGATGTCCTCAATTTGAGGGCTTGCGAGATGCATCCAAGTTTGGACGCATCTCACACTCCCGCCAATGGTGGGAGTCTCGCGGATGGACATAGGGGGTCGCATTTCCCGACCCCCTTTTTGATCTCCCGCCATTGGTGAAAGATCAACGTCCTCAGTTTGAGGAAGTTAACTTCCCCCAACGGGGAGAGTTGCCGGCTCGCGCTTTCAGGCTTCCTCAATTTGAGGAAACCTTCGCGTGACTATTTCGGGAAAAGCCGAAAAAGGGGGTGGTGATCCGCCACCCCCTTTCGGTCAGAAAAGACCTAAAGTCCCGGTCGCCAAAAGGGGCGAGCGGGTTTTACGGGAAGGTCGCAAAATGCCTCTCGGGAATTAACGCCAGGTCTGGCGTTAATTGATTTGCCAAAATTGGCGGATCAAACGCTCGCCCGTTTTGGCGAGCGTTATCCACAGGCTCGATTGCCAGTTGCGCGCGGCCGTGAACTAATTCGCTCCACAGGAGTGATTCATGGACACTGTGCGCAACGTTTGGATCTGGCTCAACAGCATTGTTTGGATGGAATGGGCGAAGCTCGTCTTTGACCTCATCAAGGGTATCGCCTGGCCCCTGGCGATCTTCCTCATGGTTCGCATGTTCAAAACTCAGATCGCGGAAAAACTCAAGGATCTCATCGAGGCAGGCCCGACTGGAGCAAAATTCAAAGAACCAATTCAACCGGATCAACCTCCAGTAACGACCGGGCCTGCGTCGCAGCCGCTACACGAGCCTGTGTTTCAAGTTGTCTATGATCAAGAAAGACGCATTGAGGACGATCTCGAAAAGATCCCGCAACAAGAGCACATAGTGCGTCTGGTGAGAGCGCTCGCGGAAACGCAGGCGGTAGCGCGCTTCGAGTTCGTATTTGGTGCCATCTTCGGGAGCCAGCTTAGTGTTCTCCGATTCCTCATAGGGAATGGTCACACACCTATGCCGGACGTTGTTAAATGGTTCGACGACCACGTTCCGCCGCTTTGGCATCCATCAGTCGAAATGACTTTTGAAAAGTGGTCAGCCTTCCTCTTTGGCCAAGGGCTGATCAACCTCAACGATAACGTGGCGTCGGTTTCAGAATTCGGTCAAGACTTCATGAAATTCGTGGATCTGCAGAGGGCTGACGTTATAAAGCCGAATTGATCTCAAGCCGCCTCCCGAAACCACCCGTCGAAGATCTGGGGCGTCAGGTAGACGACGTTGCCTGCTGACTGCGTCGTGATTTCAGACGCAGTGGTGTCTGCCATCGTCCTGATTTTGGACGATGGTGCCGACTTGGCAGCCTTCTTGCGCCAATAATGAGCCTTGGCGTTGCAGCGTCCTGAGCAGTGCTTGGCGTACGGCATGGCGGATGCAAAGGCGGTATCGCACACTTCGCAAGTCCGGATGTATTTCTGCGATCGGCCTGCCTCGGCAGCGCAAGCCTTTGAGCAGAAGCGGTTGATCTTCAACGACGGCAGGAAGGGCATGCTGCAAAGCTCGCACGGCCGAAGCTCTCGAGTCCGCAGGGAGGCATTCCGGCAAGGCTTTGAGCAGAAGCGGTTCTCCTTCGACTCATGGTTCACCCTGAATTCCTTCTGACATCCCTCGCACGAGCGAGGTACGGTCCGGCTCTTGCGGATCATGTCGTATGCCTTCCGGCCGATTGGATCTTCCATCCAGCCGCGCTCGTAGCCGCGGTAGTCCAGCATCAACCTAGCGCAAGCCGAACTGCAGAACGGCATCCCTTGCGCCTGCTGGTCGGTAGTTAGGCCGGTATGGCAGCGGAGGCAGTAATCCCGTGACACCGTGTAATCGCGCTGCCCCTCCGCCCATGTCGGCCGTGTCGATACGCCGAGCTTGTTCAGAGCCGCGGTTATGACGCCAGCCGCCTCGTGATCGGCCGGAGCCCAATCGTGTCCAAGAAGGCATAGGGCTGACCGCATATTATGCCGGATCGCCCCCTCGTGCTCCCAGGGCGTAACCTCGAAGTCCTCCAGCATATCCATGATGCGATGAATGACATGCCGGCGGCGATCGCCCTTGATGATCCCTTGCGAGGCCTTCAGGCGTTGGGAGCGTGCGTTGCGGAGGTAGCCGTCGAGGTATGCCATGAATCACCCAAACATTGCGTCGAATACCTGCGGAGTCACCGCGTGCGAGGAGCGGCGCGGGAGCACCTTCGTTCCGTCGGACGTCTTGCCGTCCCGCGCTTGGCGCATCTGCTCATAGCTGACCTCCAGGAAGGCGCGGTCCATGGCGACGAGGATATCGACATGGTGAGGCTGCAACGGCCACCGGTGAAGCCGTGCATACGCCTCGATATCGGTGGCCGCGATAGGATTGGCACCGGAGGCGTGCAGGCTTCTCCCGCGGTCAAGATCGAGGAAGATGCCCCAGAGCAGCTTCCCGCCTTCTGGCAGGCGTGGGCGGCCGCCCTGGACCATGTTGCGCTTCAGTTCCTCGACGAGGAGTTTCTTTAGTCGGTCACGGGTCATTTCTTCTGCATCACCTTGAAGCCGGCGCCCGACGTGAATAGTCCGCTGCCAGATCCCGGGTTATGCGAGCCCGGCAGGATAATGACTTTGCAGGCGGGCTTTGCGAGCGTCACGACAGCGTTGGCGACAACGCCGAGCGGAATGTTCGGGAAGACGCCGACGACGTCTGTTGTGCCGTCTGGAGCGGCTATAGCCACTTCCGAAAACTCGAGGAATGCATACCGCACGGGCGACGTGCCGTAGCTGATCGCCATCTTGTCGCCAGGCAGGAGCGTGTAGCCCTCCGGCAAGCCCGTGAGGCTCATTCCCGCCCGATCGGTGGCGATTGCGCCGACGCGCACCACAGAGGCCCCCAGGATCGATCCATCGGGGTCTAGTTGTGGATACTCCGACAACGGATCACAGAGGAAGAACGAATTCTGCGCGCCGTGGAGCTTTCGGATCTTGGCAGCGATCTGCTTCAGATCATTGTGGTAGCCGATGTTCAGCGAGACGTTTCCGGTCCAAAGCGGCGGCGCCAGCTCCGCCTGCCACACACGGCCGTCGCCGGAGCCCGAAAGCTCGTCGTTGCGCTGGATGTCCCACGTTACGCTCTCGATTGAAAGCAGATCGGCCAGGAACGGCAGCGGATAAGGATAGGTGACGGTCATTAGCGTCTCCTCGGGTTTCGTTGAATCTGCTGGACGCGGCCGGGCAAAGCCTTGTCATACTGGCCGACAGCGCCGTTTGCTGCGCTGCTGGCCTCGGTCTGCGCGACGTTCTTGACGTAGCCCTGCCATCGCCCGTCCTCGTCCATATCGATACCGACCGTGACATGGACGTTGGTGCTACCTTGGCCGCCACCACCGTGAGCGGAGACGCCGAGACGGCCGCTCCCATCCCGGGCGAGCGGCAAGATCGCCTCCGGACCTTTTTCGCCCATCTGTCCAATATTGAAGTTAGTCGGCCGGTTGACGACGCCGTTGGTGAAAGCGCCGCCCTTGGCGAAATGCTGGACGTGCCCGTTGTCGAAGGCGTTGCCCTTTGCGGAGAACAAGGAAACGATACTGCCAAAGATCCCGCCGATACCGCCGCCGCCAGCTCCCCCGGCGCTCTTCACCTGGAAGATGGAGTCGAGCACCTGATCGAGCAGTACGTCGGCAATCTTCTGCAGAGCGCCTGTCAGGGCAGAAGCGGCGCTCTTGCCCTCGATAAGATCGGTGATGAAGGCCTTCGTCGCCGACTGGCTGACATCGCGCCATTCTTCTGCCGTGCGGCGGAGATGCTCCTGCTTTTCGGCCAGTTGGTCGGCCTGGGCGCGGGCATCGGCGTAGCCATTCGCCAGCGCAAGCATCGCCTGCGCCTGCTCGCGGGCCTTCGGTGATAGGCCGTCGAAGTTGCCAGCCAGAAGCTGCGCAACGTCGTGTAGTTCCTTGCCGGCAGCCGTTCCCGACTCCTGGGCGGCGGATAGCAGATCCTGTGCGACCGATGCCCGGTTGATGGCTCTGTCATAATCATTAATCAGCGGATTGACCCCTGCCTGCGCAGCGGTTTCCGCGTTCAGCGCCGTGATACGCTCCTGTATCGACTTGGTCGCACGGTCAAAGTCACTGGTGCGTGACTTACTGCCTTTGCTCCCCGACGCGCTCCCGCCCGGAGCATATTTCGGATCGTTGATATCGATCGGGGTTGCCGTGAAGGCGGGCTTGTTCGGACCTTGGAAAGGGGCTGGCTTCTGGGCAGGCGTAAGCGAGATTGGTCGCCGCGGCTGGACGAAGTCGGACTTGATTTGCGCAAGATCGCCTTCGAGGCGCTGGATATTGAGCTGGACGTTCAAGTCATCGGCGCCACCTGATTGCTCTCGGAGCTCCGCGATCTTCTGCTCGATTTCAAGTCGAGCTTCAGCGTTGCTCTTAGCCTTGTCCTGCGCTGGGTCGGTGCCAAATAGGCTGCGATATAGATACGAGCCCGTCGTGTCTCCGGCTTTCGGTACGATGGAGTCGAGGATTCTGTTCGTGTCGATTCCGGCGGCCTGGTTGGCAGCGTTCAGCAGTTTCATGAATCCTGCCGTCGCGGTCTCGACAGCACTCACGATGCGGCCAATCTGCTCGACAAGATTGTCCACGTTCACGGTGTTGAGGTAGTTGATGATCCCCTCGACGGTATTGCCGAATGCGGTGCCCGAGCCGGAAGCAGCGTTGAAGCTGCGAACGAACCGGGTCAGGGCGTTGTCAAGTTCGGTCCCCATCTGGCCGATTGTTTGCGTGGTGCCGGCAAGCTTTTCGTCCAGCACGCCCGCGCCCGCCGCGATACCGTCAAAGAATGCCTTGTTCGAGATCTTGCCGGATTTCACGAGTTGAGTGAGCTTCGAGACGTCGCCACCCGCCTGCCGGATGCCAGCAGCGGCCGCCTGGAGAAGCGCCGGCATGCCATCGATCAGAGAATTCCATTCTTCCGCCTGGATACGGCTGGAGCCAAGGGCTTGCGCAAGCTGTAGAAGCGCTCCGGACGCACTTTCGGCATCGCCGCCGCTCACCCTGATAGCCTTGGCGACGGTGTCCGTAAGCCCAAGAATTTGCTCACTCGACACCCCGAGCTGCTTTTGCACGAGGCTAACGCGGCTATAGAGCTGTGCGAGAGCCTCGATCGGCGCGCCGTTGCGCTGGGCGGACGAATACAGGGTCTCGAAGGTGTCATTGAGCTTCTCGCCTTCGAGACCGGCAACCCGGAGCGCGTTGGTGATTTTCGTGGCCGAGTCAGAGAACTTCTGGAAGGACGCGAAGCTAAGGCTGGAAGCGAATGCCAGCGCGAAAGCCTTTCCGAAGCCACCAATGCGCTGTGACGTCGTCGCCATAGCCTGATTAATGCGCGTCGTGGCGCGGATGGTATCGCGCTCCAGTGCCGCCGTCGCCGTGCGCGAGGCGCGCTGAAGCTCCTGGAATGATCGCGTGCCCGTCCGCTCGGCGCGTTGGATCCTCTTTTCGAAGTCCGCGAAGCGTGCTTCGAGCGACAGATACAGCTGTGTTTCGTCGTCTCTAGCCATCAGACGTAGCTCCATTCCTCCAGGTCACCCTGGAATGTTTCGTAAGACGAGATCCCGGTATCGCCTTCAGCACATCGGGCGACGGCCATCGCGGTTGCGACGGCACCGTCAATGCGATCTTTCGATTTGCCTTTGTGGAAGGTCGGCACGTCCGTCTTCGACGTGTCCATGGCGACGTTGTCAAAGTTCCACCGGAGAACCGGGTGCGCGCCGTGTCGGAAGTTGCGGCCGACGATGGCCCGCTCCAGCTCCTTGACTGCCGGGCCCATCGATACCCATCCCTGCCTGAATTCGACCACCGGGATATCGTCCGCGAGGAGCGCACTCATCATCTGCCGTCCGAGATGAGGGTCGAAGGCGACTTCCTGGACGTTGAAGCGAGCGGCCAGCTCACGAACCTGATTTTCCACCGCGTCGAAATCGACCACGTTGCCGCTCGTCGCGGTGATGAATCCGTCCTTGGCCCACTGCGGATAAGGCACCCCGTCGCGGTCCGCACGGCGCTGGAGGTTATCACCCGGGCAGAAATACCAAGGCCACACCATAAACTCGTCATCGATGCGCCAGCAGGCGACGATCACCGTCAAATCGCTCGTGCTCGACAGATCCACCGCAAGCCAGCAAGGATGCTGCTCGGTTTCCATCTCCTCCAGATCGACCGGCCGGAAGCCTTCGTCGTAGATACGCATCTCGACAAATGGCGAGAGGCTGTTGTCCTGGCGAATGCCGAGAAAGAACTGCTCGAAGGCGGCGCGGTCCGACGGCCGTTCCTTCGCCTCGATCGCAAGCTGTCGGAGAGACGGGAGATCGGGGTATCCATAGGCTAGGCCGGGCAGCACCTTGGCCCAAGTGCTTTCGTCGTCCCATGGCTCGTCCGGGTCACCCTCAAAGATGATCGGCAGGAAGGTCGGGTCGATGATCTCGCCACGCTGGACCTTCTTTGCATATTCGTAGACCGGGAAATCCGGGCTCTCGTTGCCGCGTCCTGCCGTAGTGGCAACAATCACCAAAGATCCGGCAACCTTCGACGCACCAAGCCTCATAGCCTGCCAAAGGTCGGCCTTTTTGTGCGCCCAAAGCTCATCAACGAGCACAAACATCGGTGTACGCGCATGGGCTCGGGAGCCATCGCTTGCCATTGCCTCGAAGAAGCTGCCGCTCTTCGGATGCGTGAGACGGTTCTTCGAGTCGACGGGACGGGACGCGCCGGCGAGCTGTGGGATTTCGTCCACGATGCTCATGGCCTCTTCGAAGGCAACGCGAGCCTGGCCCTTGTCAGCCGCGACGACGAAATTCTGGCCGCGTGGCACGCGCTCTGGCCCGTAGGTATGCAGGAGTGCCAGCGCCGCGCTGAGCGACGTCTTGCGGCTCCCCTTGCCGACCTGGAGATAGACAGTCCGGACCGTGCGGGCGCCGTTCTGGTCGGCTGGCCCGTATATAGCCCTCACGATGCGCTCAAACGGCGGATCAAGCTGAAATGCCTTGTCCGGCAGGCGGGATTTCGGGTGCTTCAGCATCCGCAGAAACTTCACCGCGCGCTCGCCATATCCGAAAGGATCGGCAATCGGGCTGTCATCAGAGATCCATGTCAGACCATCCATCGTCCTTGCCTCCTTCCTTTGGGTTGAAAGCAGGCTTCGAGCGAGCGGCGGGCGAAATACCAAGCTCGGCGGAAAGGCGCGCTACGGCCTCCAGGGCGGCCTTCAGCATCCCGGAGGCGGGATTGGGCTTTCGCATACCGTGCGCCGTCGGCACGAGGAGCCCATGATCCTTGATAGCCGCATGGCACTCGCGGACTTGGTAGCGGGCAAGGATATAGGTTTCGAGCAAGCCGAGTGCGGAGGCCGTGAGTATCTGCCGTGCCGCCATATCGGCGCCGCACGCATCCCACTCGGCAACGAGCTCGTCGGGAATGCAAGCCGGTGCCTTCGGAACGCCGCTTAGGCCACCGTCTACTGCTTTGAGGTGGGCTTTCTTGCCTCTCATACCTTCTCCACCGCCCTGATTTCGAGGCCCTCGCGGCGCCCGATTTCGCGCGTTTCCTTGATATTGAAGAACCGGCCCTCGTAGACGACGCGGTCGGCAGTCGTCACCCCGGCCAGCCAGCGGGTCCGGAAGATGACGAGCGTCGTGTCTTCAGCGCCGTTGCGGATCGCCTCTTCGGTATTCGCCTGGATAATCTGGGCGCGAAGCGTGGCGAGCGGCGTGAAACCATTGACCGGAACGCCGTATTCGTCGGCTGAATCCGAGCTGAAACGATCTATTCGGAGGGTGCGATCGAGCTTCCCAGAGCGCATTTCACAGCTCCTGAACGATGGCTTCGACGGTGACGACGGCATGAGCGGTCTCGCCATCGGGGTCTCGAAGCACGCGAACGCCCGAAACGAAGGCGTCGACACAGTGAAATCCCGCGTCCAGAAGCAGCCGGCCGCGCTTTACCGCTGCCCGAATAGCGCCCCCCACGGCTTTTACGCCGGTGGTGCCTTCCTCTTTTTTCCAAACGTGGAGATCGGCGTAGACGTGGACGCGGTTGCGACTGATCGCATCGCCGTCATCGCGGGCGGTCATTTCACCGATGATGATTGACGGATTGATCACCGGGCGCTGGCTGCGGTCGCGGATATTCGTTGCCGGCACAAGGCTGGTGACGCCGGTCTCCGAGAGAAGCCGGTCATAGAGGGCCTTCTGAAGGGCAAGTTCTGCTGTCATTTCAAACCCTCAAGATTGCTGTCAGGAGCATCCCGGCGCCAAAGGCCAGAACGATGGCTGCGGTGTAATGAAACCACCGCACTAGCTCGCCCAAGCCTTGCGGATGGCCTTGTTGATCGCTCGCTTCACCCGGTTGGCCGTGCGCTTCTTCAGCAGCCGATAGGCCGGAAAGAAGAATGGCTGTGCCGTGTTTTCGGTGGTTCCGAACTCGACCCATCGAGCGTAGAACGCGTCTTTGTTCCCGGCGTAGATCGTGATCCGCAGATCGCCCGTGCCTTGCGTGGCAATGGCAAATGATCCCTCCGGCGCATCGCCCCACGTCCAGCCGATCGAGTCCTGAAGAGCACCATCATCAACCGGAGCGTAGGCCTTAGCCGCGGCAACGATCTCGTCTGCACCCTTTGCCATGGCGGCACGCGCTGCCTCTTTCACGGCCACGGGGATAGCACGCATACGACGCTGGAAAGTGCCTAGCCCGCCGTCGTCAGCCAAACTGATAACTCCGGAATTCACGGACGATTTCCCAGATCCCGAACGGCAGTTCCGACGCCGTGACGCCGATCAACGTGCCCTCGCGATTCTCGTACCAATGACAGGCCAGCAGCGAGACCGCCTGCGCGAGAGCCGGCGGGATGGCTTCCTGATCGGTGCCCCCATAGGTCGCCTCGATCGCGAAACCGAGCTGACTTTCCAGCAAGCTCTGAGCGGCCGCGATCGTACGGCCGATCAAGGCGTTATCCGCGGTGCCAAGATCGTCCGTTATGTTCAGCTGCTCGCGAAGTTCTGCGACTGTGACGATCATCGAAACCGGCCTTTTTGGCTGTTAAAAAAGTAGTCCTTAATTGGATATATCCCGCGCGTGACTGTCCCCGCCGGTCCCTAGAGATGGTCCAAAGTTCAGGACCACCCCCCATGGCGAGTGAAGATGTCACTGACCAGAGACACATCCAGACTGAAGCGAGCACGCGTCTTGATCAGGAACGTTGTGATATCAGCGAGTGACCGCTCGGCTATGGCAACGGGCATGCCCTTGAGGTGCGAGGCGAGCGCCTCGCGAACCTCTGGAGCGCGTGTTGTCTTCACTGTGTAAACGTACTGAGCCATGTGTCTCTCCGCCTTCGGCGTCGTGTTTCACCAATGGTCGATTACGTTGCCGATGCTGCGGTTCTCACCACGTTGCTGTTGACGCCGATAGACGCGGTCATCTTTGCAACGCTGTTAGCCGTATCGAGCGCCTCGGAAGCCGACATGACCTTGCCAATGAACTGTCTTGTGCTGTTCTTGGGGCTCGCACCTGTGTTCGGCTTGTCGGTGAATTCGACCTTGAAGGCGTAGTCATAGTTCGTGTTGAACGCGGCAAGCAGGGCAATCTGACCGGCATCGGCCGCATCGATACCCATCACCAGCTCCATGTTGCCCGCGTTCTTGTTGCCTCTGAGCTTTTGCGTTCGGCCAAGGCCAATATTGTCGAACGTGATTTCGGCGGCGGTATCGCCGAAGGTGCCGATTGACTCGAGCTGGCCAATCTCCACCCATGTGACAGCGCTGAAATCAGCTACGACAAAATCGGAATTTTTCGACGCCAGCACGCCGCCGATGAATACCTTGGAACCACCTGTGGCCATGAGGGTCATTTGCTTGTTTCCTTGTTAGGGCGTCGCTCCTGCGACTGTTTCCATGAACTGTGGCAGGGAACACAGAGCGCCTGCCAATTCGAACGATCCCAGAAGAGGATCTTGTCGCCTCGATGAGGCTTGATGTGATCCACGAGCGTGGCACGCTGACCGCAACGGCGGCACGAGTTGTAAACGGAGAGAAAACTCCTCGATTCCCGTTGCCATTCAGCGTCATACCCACGCTCGCGGGCGCTGGGTCGCTTTGCGTCGAAGCGAGCCTTGCGTTGCTTGGCGCGCATCTCTTGGCAGGCGCAAAGGGCCCCTGACGGGACCGTCTTGCCGCATGAACAAATACGAGGTGCGCGGGTTGGCATCAGGCGAGGCCTCCGTACAGGAGGAACGTGCCGGCAGAGAGTGAGGACATTCCACCGACCGCCCATTGTGCGGCAGTCTTGAGCAGACCGCTTTGCGAGTTGACGGTGGCACCGGCCCCAGCCACGAAAGTGACCTGGCCGGCGCCCGCCTGGACGAAACCGCACGAGAAACCTTCCGGGAGGCTGGACGGAATGGTCACGGTGCTCGCCCCTGCGAAGACGAGGCATTTTCCCTGATGCTTGGCCGATAGGATGAGCGGCCCGGCGGGGATCCACTCCGGATCTGCAAAGGTATTTCGAGCCAGGTCGCTCAAGCTCACGTCCAGCTCGCGCTCGAACTGAGAACCTGGGGTCGTTCTTTTTACAGTGACGGTATCGACCATGGCTCGCCCCTTACGATACCGGACGGACGGCAGCGTTGCCCTTGATGACGACGGCAGAGAGCGGAGTTCCGGTGCCGTGCGTGCCGCTGAAATCGGCCAGCAGCTTCAGGTAACGACGGTTGCCCTTGTAGCCGACCTCGTGGACCGTCGGGTCTGGGTGAGCGGCTTTGAACGAGGCAATGATGCCACCCGCTACGCCCGTGATGGCCTGAAGATCCGCGTCGGTGACGAGATCGAAGTTGGTGCCGTCGTCGGAGTGCGACAGAACCATTTCGAGTTTGTTCGAGGCCGTGAAGGTGATGCCGCCGGCGCCGACATGAATGGCAATCATTGCCGAGTCGAAGCCAAGCAAATCGATGACGCTGGGGGTGTTGTCGGCAGCGTAGACCGCCGGTGCAATTGCCGAGATGACGGCGAGGTTGTTCACAATATCACGCACGGTGAATACTCCTGTTGGGGTTCTGGCGGTTAGGCCATTTTCAGCTTGCGCAGCGCCTCGGTGAGGACCGGGCCACCACCGACACGGCGACGGGCATGGAAGCGAACCATCCCGCGGTTCGCCTGCGTAAACGGATCGCGAAGAACCGAGAGGCCAACGCGGTCATAAATCCGGTAAGCTTTCGAGAAATCGCCGTAGAGGATCGGATAAGCACCGGCGCCGATGTCCGGCATGGTCTTGTCCTCGATCACCGGGCGGCCGAGCAGCGTGGAAGGCTGGCCGGCCTGGAGGCCTGGCTGCCAGATATAATTGTTCTGGCCGTCCTTCAGCGTGCGGACAATGCCGAGCGTGGTGCCGTTCATCATCCAGGAGCCGCTGTTGCGATAGGCCAGCGGCAGCGAGTACATCAGGCCGATGAGCTTGTCGGCATTGAGCGTCGTGCCGCTGCCGTTGAGAACTTCGGCGATGCCGGCAGCCTTCTGGAGCCCGAGCGGCCTCTTCACGCCGTCACCGTTCGAGAAGGCAAGGCTTTCCTTCTCCTCGAACTTCTCAGCGAGCATCGAAGAAATCTCGGAATCGATGTTGATGGCCGAGTCTTCGAGCAGACGGTTCGACACGTCGATGTAGCAAGCGAGCTCGTGAATCGGGATTTCCAGCTGACCATATGTGGCCGTGGTTTCCGGGCGGGTTTCCTCTTCGCCGACCCACTGCGCATCCGGCATTCCTGTGAGCTTGGGCAGGATGACAGAACCGGCCGACGTTGAGCCTACGCGGACCGCCTGGCGGATCGGGGAAATATCGAGGATGCCCTTGATGACTTCCGCCTGGAATTCCGCCGGTGCCAGGTATCCGCCCTTGACGTCCTCGCCGACGATCAGCGCGCGGACCTCTTCGAGTTCCATGACTTCGCGGCCGTAGCGCATGAAGTTCGTGAAAGCACGGCGCTCGATCGTGATTTCCTGATTAACGGCCGTGCCGCCGTTCGGTCGGTTCGCGCGCGTCTCAAGATCCGTCAGGCGCTGGGTGAGCGCATCGAGGCCGGCAAAGCGCTGGTCGGCTCGAGTCTGGAATTCGGTGAAGCCGGTGCGCAGAGCTTCCACAGCCTGCGTTGCGGCCGTCATCGGATCGTCCTGATTGTCCGGCACGGCTCGGGTTTCAAGCTTGAAGTGTTCCATTTTACTTTCCCTTGGTTGCGAGAGCAGCAGCGGCCTTACGGCACGCCTCGACGAAGGCCGCCGCGCTCTCATTTGAGCGGCCAGTACTGCGAACTGAGGTGATACGGGCATTGCCGGCCGACGGCATACCGACGAGGCTGATTTCGCGGACGTCGATGTCAGTGAGCAGGCGCACGCCGGCAGGCCCACGCTTGTCGCCACGAGCCCGGAAGCCGATGGAAAGGCCGTTCAGCGCTCCCGCCTTCAAGAGATCGTACGCCTCGCGGCCGCGCGGGGTGGTGATGACAAGCTGGCCGCGGACGAAAAGGCCCTTGTCGTCTTCGCGGGTTTCCGTCCAGACGCCGATGATTGCGGACGGGTCGTGTGCCCAAAGCATGACCGGCTTGGTGCCGGCGGCGCGGTGTTCAAGGAGGCTCTTCGAGAACGCGCCACGCTGCACAATCTCGTTGTGCGCATTTCTCTCACCCCAGATCACCGCGTAGCCGGAGAACTCACCGGCATCGTTCGGCGCCTCGAAGCGAAGTGTCAGGTCCAAATGATCCATTACGGTCTCCGGCGGCAGAGTGAGGTGAGGAAGAGCGCGACAAGGATGCCGAACGCGAACCATGCGAGGTGTTCGGACATCAGCGCCCCCCCGGAGCAAAGTTGGCGCGGTTACCCGCGAACTCATCGACCTGGGCACGAAGCCACGGCACGCGCAAAAGCTTGGTGAGGTTTTCGGTCGAGAGAGCGAGGCGCTTTCCAGCGGTCTCCTCGGCAGTCAGATCGACCACGAGGCGAGCGAGGTGGCGAATGTAGAGGCTCTCGAACTCGGCGGCGCTGACGCGACCGGTAGAGCCCTCCGCCGCTTCGACGCGCTCATCGTTGAACAGGAGCTGCGCGCGCTGCGCGGCCAAAGAGTCCGGACCGCAAATGCGGAAGATGATCCCGGTCGGCTGGCCATCGAACGGGCTGACGATATGGCAGTCGGCGCCGCGTCCCTGGTCTTCAGTGTTCCATTCAATCTCTTCGAGCGTCATTCGACCGGCTCCTTGTTCGTGGGTTCGGTCTCGGCTGCTTTCGGAGCTTCGGTCGGATTGATGTGAGGGTTTGCAAACTCGTCGCCGCCGGCATAAGGCGCGAGATCGAGCCACCCGCGGGCTTCGTTCGGATTGATGACTCGAGCAGACACGAGAGAGCTAATCGCCGTGGCGCGCTCTGTCAGGCTGGCGCGGGTGAGATCGTCGCGATCAAGGAGGATGCGGTGCGTCTGCCGCTCTTCGCGTGTCAGCAGCGCGCGGGTGAAGGCTGTCTCCAGCGACCGGAGCCATGGCTCCAAGCAGTAAACCAAGAACTCGCGGCCCATTTGCTCGCTATTGGACCACGTCGCGCGATCGAGCTCGAAGAGCATGGAAGGCGGGATACGGAAGGCGCGGCAGATTTCGAGGATCTGGAATTTGCGTAGCTCCAGGAACTGAGAGTCCACGCTTGTCAGCGCCATTTGCTTAAAGGTGGCGCCTTCCCAGAGGATGCCGGTTCGGCCAGCGTTGGCAGGCCCTTCCTGCGACAGCTTCCAGCTTTTGAGCATCGCCTTGACGCTGGCAGCGCCGAGCTTGGAAGGCGTCTCGATGAGGCCGCCCGGTTTCGCGCCGTTCTTGAAGAGTGAAGATGCGTGCGATTCCATCACCTGAGCCACGCCGACGGCTTCTGCCGCGAGCGTGAGCGGTGACCGGTCGAACGGGCCGCGAACGTGAAGGATAGAGCTGGACGGGACGATCTGGCCGTCGAGCCGGTAGGTTGGCTCTGCGGTATGTGGATCAAGCTGCACGCTGATAGCGGACGGCTGATATCGGATCACCTCGCGGATCTCTCCGCCGATCCGGTTGATGTAAGCCAGGCCGCCCCAGTCTCGAGTCAGCGCGTCGGCCGTAAGATCTCGGATAACTTCGAAGCCGGATGTCCAGGGATTGACGTCTGCCCGGAGCATGGTGCCGATCGGATGATTGACGTCTTCCTCTTCGGTGCCGTCGGCAGCGCGCTTCATGACACGCACTTGGAGAGTAGCGGCAGCTTCCGAGATCACCCGGACGGCAGCGGCAACGGCTGGCACTCGTAGCGCAGCGGCGCCGGAGACGGCCACAGAGCCGCTTGCCATGCCCGACCATAGGGCATGAAGGACATCGTCTACATCGGCGACGTTAGGGTCGGCGACGGGCGTGTCACGGGTCTCGATAGGTTCTGATCGGGATGGCCAAAATCTCATGAGACGATTCTGGCCGAACAGCTCCGGGAGAACTATTCGGCCAGACACCGCTCAAACAGGTCTATCTACCGCTCATCACCAAACCAACGCATCAGCGCGTCTTCATGGGCGCACCAACGGCTACCTCTTTTCCGAATCGGGCTACCGGGTTCTTCAGCGAGCGAGCCCGTGACGAAGTCTTCGCTGCAGCCTAGATGCCGGGCGATGCGCTTGGCGCCCCAGAGAATGCGGCTACGGGGCTTCGGCTGGACCATCTGGTCAAACGATCTGGGAGTGAGCTTCATATCTGTTCTCCGAGACCGTAGATGCGCTCGATGTTTGCCTTGGCGAGGTAGCGTTCGATCTTCCAGCTGACTGTGATGTCATGGGTTTGGATCGTCTTGACGACGACGCCCCACCGCAGGATCTCGTATTTCCAGACTGTCGTTCCGCCTCGCCAACGTTGGATTTCATATCGCGCGGTAAGGGAGTGCATTCGGTAACCTCGTGATTGGTGATGTGGTCCGGCGTCTGGGCCTTCGGCCATGCTTCGCATACGTCCTCGCGATGCTCGGCCCCGCCTGCTGTTGTGCGTCCCCGATCTTTTTTCCCATAAGGGAAAAGAAAAGGGTGCGGTTCATGCGCTGCCGGAAGGCCATACGAGATCGTAGATCGAAGTCGCCGAAGGCGGGGCGAAGCCAATGATGGCCGTTTGTCCGCACCACATATCTTGTTCCCTGTAAGGGTGCGGCGGACACGGCGCTTGCGGGCGCGATCGAGACGGCGCCGACGATCGGCCGCGGGCTCGTCGCAGGCTTCGATCCGAAGCAGCCGAAGATCCTCGCGCTCAAGGGCAGTGACCTCCAGCAAGGCGCCGACATATGCCTGGCCAAGCAGCTTGAACCCGGCTGGAGTGCAGACCGGTGCGACGACGTCAGGATCGATGACAGGAAGGCGGAGGCGCTGGCAAAGCTCGCCAACGGTCTGAACGTCGGCGGTAACGCCAAGGCATTCCGTAAGGTTAGCCAAGACGACGGCCCACCCGGTAACCGGTCCCATGTCGAGTCCGTGCTCCCTGCGATAGGAAATCAACCGGCCAAGCTCGTTAAAGCGCTGGCGTGCAGTCACTTTCAGCCAGTGAAAAGACCTTTGCCCCTTGATTCCAAAGGGGCTTCGGATTATTCTTTTCGCATCAGATGTTGCAGTTTGATGTCTTGTTTGAGACCGGAGCGGAGGGCAAACCGCTCCGGTCTTTTCATTTTCAATTGGCATCTTGGGCAACCTCCGCGTCATTCGCTTCAACAGCCAGCAAGATTGCCGCCTCGATCTGCTCTTCGTTGGCGCGAGGGAAGTAGAACTTCAGCATTTCGGCCGTGACAGCGCGCGAGCTTCCGCGACGCCGGGCTCTTACGATGAACTCTGCTATTTCTGGGGCGAGGTTGGTCATTGTGCTTTTCCCCGAGCAGCGTCGAAAGCCTCCAGTTTTTCAATGTCGAAAAACCGTAGCTGCCCGATCTTGATTGGTGCGGGGAACCCAACACTCTCGTCTTTGATCCAGCGCCAAAGCGTCATATCGCTGATATCATCGTAGCGGCGACGGACCGATGAGGCGGTGAGATAGCGCCTATTGGCGCCGGGCAGGGGGGACGCGTCTTCTTTCGGGGAGAGGTTGATTGTCATTGATCACTCCTTGGTTTCGGGTGATCTGCATAATTGTCTCTTTTTTCGTTCTGTAAACAACAATCTTAATACGCATAGTATTGAAAATACTGGTTCATATTAAAATATGCAAAGAAAGTTCATATCGCTTGGCATAAACTTATAACTTGTTGGTTCGACTACAATTAGTATTTGTTTACGCTCTAAGAGATACAACGTTCGATGTAGTTTCGCCCACGATCTGCAGAAGATAGCTTTCCCATTTATCGAGAGCTTCTCTTTTTTCGTCTTCGTAGGAATGACGATTGTAGATAGCGGCAACCCCAGAAATCTCGCCGCTGCTGTGATTCAAGATCGCTTCGACAACATGCGGGCCTATTTTGAGACTCGCCATGCCGCTTGCCGCCGTGCGCCTGAGATCATGTAAGCCCCACTGTGGGAGTTTGACATCATCGGGATCGCGTCCTTGCTCTGCCGCCTCTTTCTTCATGATCTCAAGCATTGCGGTGTCTAAACGCGCTTTCGAACGTGAGAACCCAGAGACCGGGCTTTTCAGCGTAGTCGTAAGAACGAAAGCGCATTTGCCTATTCGAGTGACGCCTTTGATGAGCGCTAGCGCGGTCGCGGACAAGTGGACGAGATTTTCGCGGCCGTTCTTCGTGCGCTCCCCAGGGATTAGCCAGCGTGGCGAGTTACCCGACAGGGTCAATTCCTTCCACTCCATTCCGGCAACCTCTTGTCGGCGTTGGGCTGTAAGGGCAAGCAGCTTCCACATTGGCCCAAAAGGGTATTCCGCTGCCGAAGCGGCCTGCCAGAACACACGCAGCTCATCATGGGTGAGAACACGCTCGCGTGAGTTTTCAGGGGTCGGCTTTTTCATGCCGGCCATAGGGTGAGACTTGAGCACGTCGCGCCCAATCATCCAGTCAAACCATGTGTGAAGCGTCGCAAAAATGCGGTTGGCCGTGACCGGGCTCCCGCGGTCAACAATAGCGTCGAGCAGCTTCACGACGTCGGCCTTGCGGATGTCTCGGACGTCACGCCCCTCCCACGGCCGGCGCTTGTAATCTTCATCCCGCTTCGGCTCGTAGCCGGCGATCTCTTTCGCGAATTGACGCTCTGTCTCCTGCCAGCTTTTGTTCTTCTTTTTGGCATAGCGCTCGATGAATTTTTGAGCCTGGGCCTCGACTAGAAAATCCTTCTCACTGTCGGCGGCATGCGCGGCCTGGATGACTTCCTCCTTTTTCCGCCGAGCAAGATCTTGTCCTTCGGTGAGGGCTTGGATCTGGCGACGCGCGACGGCTCGGGCTTCCGGCAACGTCATCGCGGAGCCGATCTTCGGTTCCTCATCGAGGGGCGTTTCTCTCTCTGAGAGCACCGGGCCAAGAGTTAGTTTGGCAGGCTTGCCGCCTTGACGATAGCGCAAGGCCCAACTCTTGCGGCCGCCTGGCTGAATGACGAGATAGAGACCGGGGAGGGCGGCATCTGGCAATTCCTGGCGCGTTACCCCGTTACCCTGAGCGCCCTTTACAGTCAGCATTGTGAGCGATTTTGCGACCCGTCCAGCCATATGACAACTGCCCTCTGGGGTAACGCGGGGTAACACAAATCTCGTGTTAGCAGACGTTATCCATTGTTTATATCAAGTGCTAACATATTTCGAAAAACCCATGTAGCGCAATACGTTTCGTGTAATTGATGTTAGGGTATGTTACCCGAATTTATGGGTGGCACTTTACTTTTAATCAAAGGGTCCTGGGTTCGAACCCCAGCGCAGCCACCACACACTTCAAGCTTTGTTTTTCGCAATCGATGCGCCGGGTTGTCCGCGTGTCGTTCTAAGCTTTGCCTGAAATGCAATGGGCCTGCACCGTAGCGCCGGTGCAAGCCCATGGAATAGCCGGTTAGCGTCTTCCGGTCAGGCTGCGTCAGACCGGTGAGGGGCCGGAACCGCCGCGGTTGCCTGGCTTGTCGTTGCCTGGCTTGTCGTTGCCTGGCTTGTCGTCGCCTGGCTTGTCGTTGCCCGGCTTGTCGTTGCCTGGCTTGTCATTGCCTGGCTTGTCATTGCCTGGCTTGTCATTGCCTGGCTTGTCATTGCCTGGCTTGTCATTGCCTGGCTTGTCATTGCCCGGCTTGTCATTGCCCGGCTTGTCATTGCCTGGCTTGTCATTGCCTGGCTTGTCATTCCCCGGCTTGTCATGACCAGGCTTGTCATTGCCCGGCTTGTCATGACCAGGCTTTCCCTCACCGGGCTTACCATGGCCAGGCTTTCCCTCACCGGGCTTACCATGGCCAGGCTTTCCCTCACCGGGCTTACCGTGGCCAGGCTTTCCGTCACCGGGCTTGCCGTGGCCAGGCTTTCCGTCGCCGGGCTTGCCATGACCAGGCTTTCCGTCACCGGGCTTGCCGTGGCCAGGCTTTCCGTCGCCGGGCTTGCCATGACCAGGCTTTCCATCGCCGGGCTTGTCATGGCCCGGCTTTCCGCCGCCACCGTTGTCACCGCCGCCACCGTTGTCACCGCCGCCACCGTTGTCACCGCCGCCACCGTTGTCACCGCCGCCGCCGTTGTCGCTATTGCCGCCATTGCCATTGCCATCGCCGCCGGCCGTCCCGGCGTTGGATGACTGCTGGCCTCTGCTGCTGCCCTGGCTGCCGCCCTTGCTATCGTTCGACCCGCCGTAACCAGCGTCCGGGATCGACTCCGTCGGCTTGCAGAGCCGGTATTCAAGCGTGCCTGGCTTGGCAATTCTGCAGTTCAGGAGGGTGGTAGGCGCTGCAAATGCGAGACTGCTGCTGGCCAATAGGTAAGCAACGGCGACGCTGTACTTCGCTGCTTTGCGGATCAT